CACGATGACTACCTCGATATGTTCGACCTTGGGGCGGTCTGCAAAGAGGTCGATATACTCCTTCAAAATGGAGCCATCGACGCAGTCGAAGCCATCAAGATCATCCGCAAGGCTGCCGCCTTTTTTATCCTTGGTAATACTCCTTAAGGATTCCCTTTTTCCTTTACTCTTCCCCCATTCTGGGGGAGGCTCCTTAAGGAATACATTCTTAATTCTAATAACCAAAATAATAACGTCAAGCAAAATTATGAGCACAGAAATAGACACCCAAGACCTAGTAAGCCTACTCACCGATTTCGAGATGGGCGAGCTGGACTCACACGATACCCTCAAGCTCTTCGGAGGGCTGATCAGCACGGGCACCATTAACAGCCTGCAAGGGTACTACCAGCGCACGGCACGTGACCTAGTGGACGCAGGTTACCTGTCCAACGAAGGGGACGTACTATGAGGGCACTGATGGCCGGGATTCTCCTGCTCGTGGGCACTTCGCTCACGGGCACGGGGGAAACCCTTAACCGTGCCATACAGGCACTCATGCAAGTCGAGAGCAACTGTAGCAGCTCCGAGATCGGGGACAACGGTAAAGCCTACGGCATCCTGCAGATTCACAACGTGATGATACAGGACTACAACAGGATTGCCAAGGCAGACCTCGTGCACTCAGATGCATTCAGTCCAGAGGTTTCTTACATCGTGTGCCGCACGGTTCTCACGCACTACCTACAGGACATCAAATGTCCTACCCTCAAGCACATTGCATTCATCTGGAACGGAGGCGGCGGGGCACGGCACCGAGTGCTGCACCCTCGCAATGATTCAAAGCAAAGCAATCTCAATGCGTACTACAAGAAGGTACGCCAAGCATACAACCAACAATAATAATATGGAACAACTACAAATCAACACATACCCAGCAGGACTCGCAAACAAACTAGGGCAGGACGTAATGGTTCAACGCCTTAACAACCTCAACCGATTCGATGACTGCCTTGTCGTTGACCTCGATGACGGAGACAAGTACTTCGTGCACCCGCAGTCGCTACCACAGCGCAGCGCAGAAGAGATCCTCAACTTCATTCAAGAGAAGCACCTGCACATCGTGTTCAACACAGACGTAGACGGGAAGTTCAACGTGATCGAGACGTACTCATTTGAGGACAGCATCGACGAGACCATTCCCACTACATCGCTGCGGGATGCCATCAACTACTTGATGGACATGGACGCAGACGAATTATAATTGACAGCGCATAGGGTGAGTCATTCAATTTTAGAATGGCTCACTTCTATGACTGCAAAGATACAATGGATTCCTTCCTTCGGGAAGACATCACTACAGTAGCACAGGCTCGCAAAGTCAGTGCTATTTTTCCCTCCGTTACTACCGTACTCAGCATCTGCAAAGATGAATTTCTGGACGGCATCTATAAGCCAAGCAAGATGGTCGAGCTGGGCAGAGAGAACCCTTACATGCACTGGCGGGGAGTTGAACGCCTATGCTACGGGGAGCGCAAGCACCCTACCGATGGATCATTGATACCATCATCTGAATTTGGCACAGCAGTGCACCACCGTATCGAAGAGTTGATACAGGCTCAGCTGCACGGGCACGAGATCGGGGAGTCACCATACCAAGAATGGGCAGCACCTTTCCTAGAGTGGGTGCAAGCCTGCAATGTGAAACCGATTGCCACCGAGTGCGTAGTAGCAGACAAGCTGATCAAGATAGCGGGAAGCGTAGACTTCATTGGCTATGACAGCGAAGGTAAGCTATTCCTGGCGGACTACAAGTGCCGCACCAATACCAAGGGCAAAGCCAAGGTATACGAAAAAGACTGCGAGCAGTTAGCCATCGAAGCTTTCATTGTGCAACGGCAGCACAACCTAGAGTACACGCCAGAGTGCAGGTCAGTAGTCATTGACTGCGATACCAAGAAGCACTGGCACCACGTCTGGAGTGCAAAGGAAGTGAAGCAAGGAATTGCCAACACGAAACTTATGACAAAACTTTACTGGAACAAGAGGATGAAAAAGTGAAAGACTTATACCCGATTGACTGGGATGACTGCGGATACTTTTTACAGGACGATGCAATCAAACTGGACGGACTTGACTCAGCAGTGCTGGGCATCACCGACACTGGGCACCTGTGCTACAGCTACGAACTAATCGTGGACACCTTCGTTACACGGGATGAGATGCAGTACGACGAGGCCATTGAGTGGGTCGAGTACAACATTGTACCGCTGCATATGTACGGAGGTTTCTCATTGGTATACACAGACATCTAGCTTATGGTATTTGAGATCCGATACATACAGAATGACATGCCCAAGGGATTCATTAGCAAGGCAGTCAAGCACGCTCACACAGCCGAGGCTGCACTCAAACTCTTTGCACCTAAGAAGCCAGACAAGAAAGGCTTCACGATGACGAAGCGAAAGGCTTACGTACAAATCCTTAGCGTAAATGAAATACCTGCCGAGCAAGTGCCCCATCTTTAAGTGCAAGTGCAATGACGCAGTGGTCGATCACTGCCACGATACTGGACTGATCAGAGGCGTACTGCACAGGCAGAGCAACGCTTGGGCTGGTAAGATTGAAAACTCTTGGAAGAGATTCGGACAGAACAACTCAAAGGTCTCACTGCCAGATGCACTACGTGCCCTAGCAGACTACCTAGAGAATGCTAGGACAGACGTGATGCACCCAGTCGGACTGACACAGAAGTGCAAACGCTTTAAGAGGTTCCCAAAGGCCAGACAGATTAAGATATTATTGCACATGAAATGCGAAGAAAATGATATTAACTCTTGCAAGAATGCAGCCGAGCGCACACAGTATTTTCGTACTGCTTTTATCAAGCAGTGCACCTAACCAATAACACATAACACATAACAAAAACACATATGAGTACACTAAATCAAACACTACAGGAACTAGAACAGCAGCACGTTACATTCAACGTAGCACCCTTGACCGATGACCTTTCATACTCTTATCTAATTAAGATTGAGCAAGGCGAAGGGACTGAATACTGCGGAGTAAGTAGCATTGAAGAGGCTTTCCAGTTAATGCTAGAGCATCCGTGTAGCACAGCCACCATCAACATTGGCAATAAAGTACCTAGCATTAAATTCAACTAACGCATAAAACATATGAGCATATTACAACAGATACAGTCGGAGCTGAAGGCTCCCAAAGGCCAGAAGAATAACTTCGGCAACTACTCGTACCGATCAGCCGAGGATATCCTCAGTGCGGTTAAGCCCCTGCTACAGAAGCACGGGGTGTCACTCATTATCAGCGATGACATTGTTGGCGTAGAGGGACGTGTATACGTACAGGCAACAGCAACTCTATGGTTAGACGACAAGGACTGCGAGCCACTTGCACGTTCCACTGGCTTTGCTCGTGAGGCTCTTACCAAGAAGGGAATGGACGATGCCCAGATTACTGGCTCGGCCTCCTCCTATGCACGTAAGTACGCTCTTAACGGTCTTCTATGCATCGACGATACCAAAGATCCCGATGCAACAAACACTCACGGGAAGGGCGAACCTTCCTACAAAAAGAAAACACAAACCCTGGATGGGTTAATATAATGGAAACCAAAACATACGACAACAACAACAGTGGCGCACTCTTCCCTAACGACCGTAAGGAAAAAGATACACACCCTGATCTCACTGGCTCTTGCGAAATTGACGGCAAGGAATACTGGTTCAAGGGCTGGAAGAAAACCAGCAAGGCAGGCAAAGCTTTTTTGTCTGTAGCGTTCGACCCGAAGGAAGCAAAGCCAGACGTAGTTTCATCTGGAGTTGCCCCAATGAGCGACGATCCTATCAGCTTCTAGATGCTAGACTTTGATAAGATCTGGTGGGAGAAATTCCGCCACGAGGAGGTTCGTTCCATTTTGGAACTTACCGCTGGCAAATGCTCGGACTACACAGGAGGCGAAAGCTGCGAGAACCCCTTCGCAAACTTTGACGGCTCCTCCGAGTTTGGTGTGCACCCCTTGACTGGGGTGTGCATCAGAATGCAGGACAAATTCCAGAGAGCGAAAGCTTTCTGTAAGGATGGCAAGCTATCCGTTTGTACCGAAGGCGACCAAGCCAAGGACATCTTCCGAGATCTCATTGGCTATTCATTGATCGCCCTAGGTATGATCGAAAGACAAGACCGCCAACCATAACTACCCTACTCGCCAGTTGCAGTCCGATCCTGCAGCTGGCCTTAGGATTTATAAACTATGAAAAACTATGACAACCATACACGATTTACTAGAAGAAGACACAGCACTACCACATAATTTATCAGCAGAGCGGGCACTCATTGCCTCCTGCTTACTCGGAGACAACTCGGACGCATACGACAGCATCTCAAGTGCAGTCAGTCCAGAGGACTTCTATGCACTACGGCACCAGCTTTCATACCAAGCTATAGCCGACCTCGCAGGGGCAGGGCAACCCATTGATGACATCAATCTGGTTGAACGCCTTAAGGTAAACAACAGCCTCGACGAAGTTGGAGGCATCGCAGGTGTAATGGCCCTAGCTGGGGCCGCCGACACACCCTTCAGAATCCTCAACTATGCAGGCATCGTAAAGGAGAAGAGTAACCTACGCAGGATGCACCGAGCTTACAAGATGGCCGCCGAGCGCAGCGCATCAGAGCAAATGGATTCCGCCGAGATCCAAGGTGAACTAGGCACTGAACTAAGCTTGGTCAACAGCAATGAAACTGGCATCGAGAAGATCTCCAACTCAGTTGACATACTTAAGGATGAACTAAAGCAGATGCAAGAGGGCACGTACATCAAGGACGTTGTACGCACGCATATCCCGCACCTAGATGATAAGCTAGGGATGGGAGGCATCGGAGCAGGGGAAGTATGCATCATCGCTGCACCTACTTCCTGTGGTAAGTCCGCCGTAGCTATTAACATTGCACTACGTGCAAGTAAGATCGAGTCCGTACCTGCTGCCATCTTCTCCTTTGAAATGCCACAGAAGCAAATCGCCAGGCGTATGATTCAGACACTCAGCGGTGTCAACCTACGCCAGATCGAAGAGAACGTAGCTACACCTGCCAAGGTTAAGGCAGTGCAAGCAGCCAACGAACTACTGGCCAGCCTACCAATCTACACTGTGCACGCAGTCAAGGGGGCCGACGACTTGAGAAGCCAGATCAGACTACTGGTACGCACGCACGGCGTGAAGCTCGTGGTCATTGACTACCTGCAACTAATCCCATTCGGGAAGAACGTAGGTAAGACCGAGGGTATCTCATCTATCTCTCACAAGATAAAGCAGATAGCAGTGGAGCTGGAGATCGGCATCCTGCTGTTAGCGCAGGTCAATCGTGAAGGTGCCAAGCGTGAAAGCGGCCTGTCACTGTACGACCTTAAGGACTCAGGTGACATTGAGAATGACGCAGATGCAGTCATCCTTATGTGGCCAGAGGGAGGGGACGTTGAGTCAGCTAAGAAGGTTGACTCGACGGGACCACACACTGAGCTTCAATACTCAGTTGCAAAGAATCGAGAAGGCGAACGTGACGTTCGTGGAATCTTCAAACTATATCACTGCGTAGGGATCATCAAGTAATGCTAAATAAAATTAAACTAACTCAAATTGTAGCCGAAGAGTTCGGCACTACACCTAACATCATTCGTGGCA